CCCGCTCTGAACTGGTCGGCTAAAAAATGCCCTTGAGGCGATATTGATGGGTAGGCCGGTCACAAAATCCACAGCGCCCACCTGCCTTGTTGCCGTCCCTGAGTCTCCAACAATTGGCCTAAACGCTTGGCCGAACCTGGCAGCAAGGTTTAGAGGCGAATTATCGTTACCTCTAAGGAATCCATACGGATCTCCTTTCTGCAAAGTGCTTGCAATACTATTCAAATTTACGTTGCCAGTACTTGGGTTAATGTTTGTCTGGCGGCTAGTTAATCTTGATATATTTCTCCATTGCTCTCTTGCTTGTTGAAATGCCGCAACATCATCCCCGGACAGCCCCGCCTCAATAATGTCATCAACTTTATCTTTGACCTTAAGTAGAGCTAACCCGAGATCCTTATCGCCAGTTGGCGATGACAAAAGCCTTGATGCTTTTGTGCCGAGCTTGCTTGTTAATGATTGAAGCTGCCTGCCGGTTACTGTGCCGTTCGCAACAAGCTTAGAAAACCTATTGACTAAAGCATTGTTCAGAACTGGAGTGTTAGTAACGTCTAAGAATTCTTCTTGCAGGTCAGAAAGAAACTGACCCATCCTGACACCCTCCGCCGTCGATAAAACTCTGTCGGGGGTGTTCTCAGCTATTTCATCAAAAACATCGCCTATTCTGGAAAACGCTCTGTTTAAAGTGGCCTGGTTAACAACATCGTCAGTCTCGCCAATTGACTCAGCAACAATCCTGTTGGCTAAAGTTTGGTTGTCTGATTTAATCTTTTCTATTGGTCCAGAACTAAATGGTTTGGACTCAAGAGCCGCTTCCACTCTTTGCATAGGGCGGTTACCCGTGCGCACGCCTGCCGTTGTTCTAAATCCAAGCTCATCGGCATCCTTTAAAACCTGCTGCTCAGCTGTATTAAGACCTGAACCTGCCCTTTGCGTTAGTGTTTGACCTAGCTTGTGCCCCAAAAAGCCACCACCAGCACCAAGAGCAGTATTAGCAAGCCTGCTGTCTCCGCTCGTAACTGGATCGGTAAATCCAAGCCCAGCGCCTATCGCTGTGCCACCGAGAGCCGTAGCAGCACCAGGCACCAATGCTAATGGGGCAGTAAAGGCAGCTCCACCTAAAACATTACCTGCTAACCCTGCTTTGGACTCCATTAAGGCTTTGTCCAGACGTTGTGCCTCGTCTATTTCGCTTTGGTCAACACGGCCAAGCAATTGACCAATGCCCCTGCCCCTGTCTACCAAAAACTTACCCGCGCCAGCGAAAAGATTCTCAACAGGATTGTCGGACAAGCCAGTTGCTGTCTCAAAACCTGACTGAATTTCAGCGCGTCTGTCTACCCTTTCTTGGTGCTTTTGTTTCGCAAACCTAAGTATCTGATCTTGCGTTGCGTTTTCTGGATGAGTAACCGTTACGGGTCCGAATGGAGTATTAATTTCTGTTGTTTTCGACAATGCTAAATCCCTCAAATTCATCTGCCTCGTTTCCACGGATTCTTTGTAACTCTGCCGCACCGCGACGCATAGCGCCTTCAATCATGCTTACAGTTTCCTCAAGAAGCTCTATATTGGCTTTTTCGTCTAGCCCCCTGCCGAAAGCAGTTTTTGCTAAGAAATCCATTTCTCCCTTAGAAAGTGCTCCAAATGTTGCTTGGCTTATCTGATCTATAATTTTCTCGCCAGAGAATGCCTCGAAAAGCTGGCCTTGCGTGGATATTGCTGGGAATTTTCCAAGAATAAAGCCGGTGTCGAGGGTTCCGTCCTTAAGGGCTTGAATAAATCCTTTTGCGTTATCAACAAACTGCTGGTCTCTATCCATTTCCGCAGGAAGTTCTCTCAATCGGTCAACGTCTCCTAGTTGCTGTTTTTCTTCCGCCTTTCTTGCCGCTAAAGCTTTGGCGATTTCTTCTTCTGAAGACCAAAGTTGTCCGCTTTCCGGATTGACGTAGCCAATGCCTGGTACGTCGATCAATGACATTCGACGTTTAAGGCGCAGAAACTCTTCTCGCTCATCCGGACTAAGATTCTGAACAAAATTAAACTCAGCTATCGCCGCAGAACTTTGATTATTCTTGCTGCGTAACTCAAGGTCTGAAAAATCTCCCGATTCTTGAAATTTGCTTAATGACTCAGGCGTAAAATCAGACGGGTTGACCTTGCCAAAAGTCTCCGTCATTGGCGCAGCATTTGTTAACGAAGCTGCTTGTGCTTTGCGTAATTCATCAAGCGTTCTTTGAGAAGCGTTATCAATCTCCTGCTGCGCCGCCGCCTGGACACCTGCAGAGAAGTTAGGGGCGATGGAGGAAAGACCGCCTTTGGCTGCGGCTCCTTCAGCAACGTCCATAATGGTGCCTAGCGCATTGGTGGCAGGACTAATAAAATCCCTCACGGCACGGCCTGGGCCTCCTAACGACCCCAAAATCTTTTCTATTCCCCTTTCTCCGCGTGTATTTCTATCCGCTGTTGCAGATATGCGCCTGTCAGAGACGTTAGAAGTAACCGGATTACCACCGAAATTATTTTGTCTTGCAAGCGCGGCCATATCCGACTCAGGAGCGCCAAGCCGCGTCTGCAGTGGATTCGGCATGGGAACAGGTCCAGCCGACGGGTTGTTACCCGGCAAAGTTGTTAATGGATGTGACGCAGTAGGGTTGATACCCGGCGTAAAGCCGCTCTGCCTGATGATCCGATCAAGTGGACTCTCAGCGCCGCCACCAAACAACACATCAAGAAGCTGACTCATTATACAAACCCCGCTATCAGTTGCCCTATACCCAGCGCACGGTCTAGCGGCGAAGCTTTGTTCTCTTTTTCTGAGCTATGCAAAGTGCTGCTTTCCCTGCCAGCCGCCGGAGCCAACAGGCCAACTCTTTCAATAAACTGGTTAAGAGGGTCAAATCGTGACGACATGGCAAGTGCGTTTTGCATCCTGTCCCTTTCTGCCTGGTAGTTCCCGCCAAAAATGTTGGAGGCAAGATCCGACAGTTCCTGCCTTGCGGGTGCCGCGCTGGCACCTAGGCTCCTGCCAGCACCGGCAAATTGCGTGTCTAACCGTTTCTGAACAGCATCAGCGCCCCTGTCAAAAGTCGCCTGCAAAAAAGGGTTGGAGTCCGGCAGAAGAAAATCCCCGCGAAGGTTTTGACCGACAAGATCCCTGCCCTGTCTTTGCACAAAAGACTCCGGCGTATTCCCCCTAAATTGTGCGGTAGCGAACCTGCCTGCCTCTGCCAAAGGCTGCTCAATAAATCCCGGAGCCCTTACCTGTGAAGAAGAACTGCCACCTGTTTGTACTCTTGGCCCATTGCTCATATTTTTTTTCTCATTATTGGGAGATTTAAGTCGTCTCTCCCTTCTATTTTAAATTCCAATTTTCTTGACCAACCCTTTCTTCCATGTATCAGCATGGAGTCACACCCTACGGATTTGGCCCATCTTTCAATTAATGGCAAGTCCCTGATCCACCTGCTCATCATCTTTCCACTAAGCGCCAATAAGACGCATTGCTTGTCGTATATTTGCGTTACCAGAACACCCAAAATCTCTTTTTCTTGCCACACCCATAACTGAAAGTTGCACTTAAGCAACCCGTCATAGATATCTTCAAGTTGGTACCTGGAGCCCTGATCTAAGGCTCTTTGGATGAACGGGGCCACGGTGTTCCAGACATAAGGAACCTGGCTGTGGTTATAAGACCTTAAAATTACCCTAGCAACCCATTCAAGCCCGCCGGATTCCCCGGTATACGGAATCCAGGCGTGATAAATGGATCACCTACATTGGGGATCTGTCCAGGAGGGTTAGGTGCTGGCCCATAGCGCGGCCCAGAGAACGACTCTAAAGCCCTCGCGGTCTGCACTAATCCAGTTGGCCCTTCCAATACCCGCCATTGATTATCGTCACCTAAAGACGGCTTAATTCCTGGGTGCGAAAGGGGTGGTGCTGACCCCGTTCCTACTGCCGAACCGCCAGCGAATGGGTCATTACCCATGTGGTCAAAGGGCTGCAGCGACTCAGGTAACCTGGGGTCAAAGGGCGTATACAAACGCCTTCGCGGATCAGGCTGACGCTGTGGGCCAATAGCCCCTGACAGTTCCTGCCTCATCTCATCGTTTAATGGTCCGTTACTCATAGTTTCCCCGCTGGGAAGAACTCAAAATCTGCCCCAGTAATTGTTGTGAATCCGCCTGTAAATATAAACTCTGCACGGTGATACCTGCCCTCGGGCTTGTTCGCACCGCCTCTGAAGTTGGACATCCCCGTCCTGCTGTTCAGCGCGGTCCCGGTGGCCCAGGTAACTGAACTTGATGGCAGGTCTTTCACGCCTATCTTCATCGATGACACGCTCGCCCCGTCCGTGATGGGTCGTGCCGCGTCTACAATGGCCCGCCCACCAGGGTTAAGCTCAAAGTCGCCCGTTACCACCGTGGCCGTTGCCGGTGCCGCGCCGCTATCAGTGGCTATTTGACGATCTATCGCGCCACTGCTAAACACAACCTGCCCAATGATTCCGTCTGCTGAGTCTATTGAGTAGTAGCGATTGCCTGAGTAGTGCGGGATTCTTGTGAACTGCCCTGTCTTGTAATTGTAGGCAATGTCGTGATCGCCAAAAAACACGGTGTTGATGCTTTGGTTCTTGGCTACATCAACAGGGGATGTCTCCGTGGTTGGTGTGTAAGAGTTATCAATTGCGCCATAACCAATGTCGGTTATCTGATCGTTTTGCAGCGCATGGTAACCGGACTCACTTTGAAAGATTATAAGGTCATCAACTTGAGCAAATCGGTCATAGTCAATGCAGCCCCGTGACTCCTCAAACGTGTCAAACGTAAACACGACATCACCGCCGATATAAGTAGCTTTACTGATAGCGTTTTGCTGAAAAATGTACCCGTAGAAATCATTTCCGGCTATGCCTGTAACCTTGCCATGTTTAGGGTTTAGCACCTGAACCCCGGACTGCTTTGTCCTGGCATCATCTGTCCCTGATGTCGGCCAGTCGTTAGGGTCACCCAACGCGCACCATTGAACGCTATAAGCCTTGTTACTGGCGGTGCCAGACAGGCCAATTACAATAAATCGGTTTATTGCTCCCGCAACAGTCGCGTCAGGCATACTGGTAGAGCCAGAGCCCGTAAAAACAAACGCATTACTAAAAGATGGCTTAGACATTTATACGCTCGTGATTGAGTATGCAACTGTACCGGCGGCGGAATATGCGGTGCTGCCACCAGACAATTTAGACGCAGTACATTTGGCCGACATAACAAATTGCTGATCAAGTTGAGCGACAGCAAAAAAATCAAGCGAAGCAGCGTTTATGCTTGCCAGCGTAGCCATAGAAACGGTAGTAAAATGACCAACATGACTAACCGCCCCAATCCGCAGAGCAGCCGTAGTTGTCGTGCTATTAGAAATCCAGGCAGCTACAAGCTCGCCAGAATTTCCTATTGGTTTATAGATAACGTCTAAGCAAGCAGTAAAATCGTTGCTTACGGGCTGGTTCGTTGCAAATGCACCGGAAGTCGGCAGTGATACCTTCTTGTAACCCTCCGCATCGTGGATCACGTTGTCGGCGGTGGTGAGCCCAGGGTTTCTCAGATCCTCTGCATCAGGTCGCCAGTTCAGGAAGTCGAACTTAACCTGCATTATTGAGGCCTCGCCGCCAGCGGGCCACCTGACACCTCGGCCTCGTTCTCTTCTGTCTTGATCGTCTGCACCGCCTCGTCAAAGAACGGCTTCCAGAAGTTAAACGCCTCAAGGTCTTTGGAAAAAAGGGCCGCCTCCATCAACGCCCCGTAGACAAGCGCATCAGGCGCGTTATCCACGTACCAACTATTGTCGGTAGTCTCGAGCGGATCTTTCTTGGCGTAGTAGTACCCACTCAGGGTGAAGTTCTTCGGGTAGGGTCCAAAAACGAAGTTGGACCCCTCACGCGAAATCACGCAAGGAGTCTCAGCGCCAGAGCGCGTAGGATAATCCCGGTACAGCTTATCCACCGGCACCCAATCAAGCACCGTCACCGGAGCCTCGTTCACATAGGCAAACTTCAACTTCTTGAAGTTCGACGGCACGGTGCCTGTCCCGCTTGATACAGATACCGATAGCGCGGTTTCTTCGTTCCGAAGGTTCAGAGACCGGTATAGCTTATTTTCGGTGTTCTGAATGAAGTACTCGATCTGTTCCGTTAGATCGTCCCTCGCCAGGTAGTCCGCTATAGCTGTTTTGAGTGTTGCGTAGTTCGATATGACGGTCATTTCGCCAAAGAGCCCTTCTGATGATCTCGTCGGGTCGTTCCCCGATGATATTAATTGCGTCGATCAGGTTAGCGTTAAATTCCCAGGAGTGTTCATCACGCATGTAATGCCGAAAGCCCGGTGCGCCCAGCGTCCAATGCACAAGCTTTGCATCGGGGTTTGGGTCCATCTCCCGGACCAAGTGATTCCACTCTGGAGGGAGTTCGCCTACCTCCTCGTCCTGCAACCATCCAAATCTATGAAGAATTGCCCCTCCGGCCTCAGACACAAACTCTCGTGTGAGAACTTTGTTGGAGGGGTGACCGCAATTGAACAGGACAACGGATGACCAGTTCTTCTTCGGATAGTCGATGTTCTGGCTCTCCATAGGAGAACCTTTGTACTTGCGACCTTCAGTCGTCTTGTAGTTGTGCTTGACCACCTGGACCGCTTTGGATTCATCTCTCAAGTCCCAAAGGTTTCGCAGGTCGTCGCGAAGGATCATGTCGCCATCACAGAAGATGGCCCAGCCTTGATAGTTCTGCAGGTATGGAACCAAGTACCGTGAATAGATAAAGGCGTTGGTGCCGTCCTGTTGACCGTCAAACTCCAGCGACTTCTGGTGCAGCGGGCATATCGCCACTGGCACAGAGGTGTGCTGAATGACAGATTGATTAAACACCGTGAACACGGCAGATTCGCGTGGGTCATAGCCCACGTAGAGGGTTATTGTTTCCATTAATTGACTCCGAGAACCCTCCTCGTCTCGGAGTGTTTAACTGATGCTTAAGTCTAAAGCTTGATTATGAGCGATGACGAAAAACTCACCAGGCCGAACCTGTTGGTAAGTTTGTATCTCAAACCGCTCCCAAATTTTAGGCAACCACCACGTATAGGGCTGCTGCGTTAGATGGGCGTTTCTGCCATCGTCTAACGTCTTACCTGCCGCGCCTGTGTGTATAGACGCGAACAGTACGACTTCGGTTAATTCTTCAAGGTGGTCTAGTACGTCCTCAAGAAACTCAGGCTCGATGTGCTCAAGTACATCAATGCAGGTCACCATCTGCGCCGGTACAGGATCCTCAGCGCATTCCGGCACCCCTATGTCGTAGCCCTGGTATCTTAAGTCTCTTTCCGGCTTGAGGGTGTCCGTTAGACTAAGGTTCCTGCCGCAGCCGTAATCAAGGAGATGGTCGATCTCCAGCTTGTCGACGATTTTGCTTACCGTTTCGCCGTACTGGTGCGCGGTTACTCCGTAGTTTCCGGTTTTGTGTAGCTTTTCCTGTTGCTTGGCATACTCGGGGGTACAGTACATTCAGTTCCTTCCCTGTTTTGTCAAAAAGGTCGTCCCATTCCCCCCTAGTTGTTTGTCGTAAAATTCTGACGGAATTAGCCCAGACAAAGTTTTCGCCCTCACAGCCGTAACGCCACTGCGAGTTCTTCGGCACGAATACCCAGGTCGGAATACCAAGACCCCCGGATACGTGGTTGGCCGTTGTGTGCATGGCTATTACGTGATCCATTGCCGCGATCATGGCAACCGTGTCGTCATAGTCGTTTGACAGGGTGCCGTGCGGGTACTCGACCAAATCTATCTCTGGATGCTTCTTCTTAAAGTCCGCAATCTCTTTTGCCGCTGGCTTGTACTGTAGTGACACCCAGTGCGCGTCAACCGATTTCAGCACTGGCAGTAGCTGCTCTAAACCTACCTTGCGCCACTTGCTCCCGGTCTTTGGTATGCCTGAACTCCAGCCGATACCGATCACGGGCTTCTTCTTTGACTTAAACAAGGCCTTCCACATCTTCACCCGATCTGGATCTGCCTTGAGATAGGGCTTGCCAGAAAACTCCTCGTCTGAGTTCCTGAAGTATTGGCAGGCCTGACCTATGGGCAGGGAGTGGTCAACCTTCCGATCCTCTTTGTCCCAATAGATGTCCTGCTGACCCTGAGTGCCGTAGACCTTAACGTCCGGGAACGACCTTTTGAGAAGCCGGGTCAACCGATTGGATACGTCAAGGATGATCCTTGAGTTGTTCTTGTCGGCCCACTTCTTCGCGTCAGGGATCATGCTGGCGAAGCTTATCTGGTCGCCAAGACCCTGTTCACCGTAGAGAACGATGTTGCCCGTACCCTTACCATCCCATTCCGGCTCGTCGTTGTACTGGTGCCGGGGTCGCCACTCATGTCCCAGGCAATACCGATAGTTCTCCCAGCCTTCCTTCCACTTCCTTTGCGATAGCTGGCAGAAGCCTAAGTTGGCCTTGCCCTTAACCGTGTCAGGGTTAAGCTCAATCGCCTGTTGGCAGTACTTCTCGCCCTCCTCAAATTTGCCCATGTCGAGCAGGGAGGATGAGATGTTTACGCAA